TTTATAAGCATTCTAAGGCAGTATGATTTATACAAACAAGAAAACCACAACAAATCAAGCTCTGAATATTCTCTTTTTGGCAATCTTATTGAGTTTATTAGTTTGGATCAGCCTGTTAAAGTTAGAGGAAGAAAACGAAACTTATTATTTATCAATGAAGCAAACGAGTTATTTTACGAGGACTGGCAGCAATTATTATTTAGAACAAGCGAAAAAATAATATTAGATTACAACCCAAGCGAGGAGTACCATTGGATTTATGATAAAGTAAAAACAAGAGATGATGCAAGTTTTTTAAAAACAAATTATTTAGATAATCCTTTTTTAGAAAAAACACTTGTAGATGAAATAGAAAGGCTACAATATACTGACGAACAATATTGGCAGATTTATGGATTAGGAGAAAAGGGAATAAGCAAAGCAGTTATATTTAATTATGTGGAATATAATACAATACCAAGTGATGCTGAATTTGTTGCACTCGGTATGGACTTTGGCTTTACAAACGATCCAACAGCATTAGTTAAAATATATAAAAAAGAACTCAATTTGTATATAGAAGAACTATTATATAGAACAATGATGACAACAAACGATATACATAATTTTTTAAAAAATAATATTATAGATCAAACAATATATGCAGATAGCGCAGAGCCAAGAATTATAGAAGAATTAAGAAGAATGGGTTGGAGTATAAGACCTAGTTTAAAAGGCAAGGATTCTATAAATGCAGGTATTGATTTATTAAAAAGATATAAATTACATATACACAAAGATAGCACAAATGCTATACAAGAGTTTAGGAATTATAAATGGAAAGAAGATAGGTCTGGTAAATTAACAAATACTCCGGAAGATAAAAACAATCACATTACAGATGCAGTCCGATATGCTACATATTCAATACTAAGTAAACCAAATTTTGGAAGATATGCTATTAGATGATATTTGGAAGTATGCCGAAAATTTATTATATTTGATATAAATAAATATGAATATGAAAAATCCTTTTGAAATTATTGGCTACTTTGTGGACTATCGAATCCGTGGTAAATATATTGGCTCAATCAATATTGATAAACCTGATCGTGAAATAATGGGCTATCAAGGTAGAAAAACTTACCCTTTGGAAAATGATACAATTATCAAAAAAAGAAAATACAAAAAGGGTACTATTGTCACAACTGAATGCTACCCTATGTGTGGTAAATTTATTGGAACACAAGAAGAAAAAATTACTGCAATGTTAAATTCTAGAATAGGTTATGGCAAATAGATATATATACGATAACAGACATATAGCTGAGGGTGATATTTTTTATTCATCTTGGGGTTACGATCAAACAAATATAGATTTTTATAAAGTAAAAAAAAGAATTGGTAAAGCAACTGCTGAAATGGTACCTCTTGAAAATAAAATAGTATATGAAAAAAGCAATCAAACACAAGATGCAGTTGTGCCATATGATAATGAAGGAAAATCTTTTAAATGCAGAATTAAATATGTTTCTTGGGATGATTTTAAAGAGCCAAGAATAAACCTATCTACATATCAAACAGCTTATTTATGGGATGGTAAACCAAAATATCAAACAAATGCATATTATGGACGTTAAAAAGTTGCTTAAAATATATAACGAATTATCTTGAGAACTTTAGGACAAATATTAAAAAAATTTTTTGGTAGCAATGAACTTAAATATTGGTTAATTATACCAAAATATGTAAATACAAAAAAAGAAAAACAACAATTAATAAGGACACATACAGAGTTTATAAAAGAAAAAATAGAAATAAAATGAAATATTTACACCCAATAAAAAGAAAATTTGTAAGTAAAAAAGAATATTTTAACTTTGTATTAAGTAAAAATTTTCCAAAGAAACCTTACGATAAAAGAATCAGCTAACTATATTTTTTTTTCATAGGTATGTTGTTTTAGCGTTTTCCGTTAGCTGTTAAATAGGTAGTCAGAAATGGCTACCTTTTTTTTTTAAAATATATTAATTAATATTGTTATATAGTTATGAGAGTAAAAATCCATATACCAGATACATTGAACGAGATAACACTTGAACAATATCAGGAGTATCTAAAAATACAAGAACAAGAAAAAGATCAGTATGTATTGGGTTCGAAAATGATAGAGATTTTTTGTAAAGTGCCTTTTAAAAATATATTTGAATATAGAGTGTCGCATATTAACAGAATATCAAAAACACTATCAGATATATTTAATCAAGAAACAAAATATTTAGTTAAACATTTTAAAATAGGTAATGTACAATATGGTTTTATACCAGAACTTGATAAGATGAGCTTTGGTGAATATGTGGATTTAGATACATATTTTAAAGACTGGCAGGATATGCATAAAGCAATGAGTGTTTTATACAGACCTGTTACACAAAAATACAACGACAGATATAACATTGAAAAATATAAGGCAGATGATGGCGAACATATGAAACAAATGCCACTCGATGCTTGTTTTAGTAGTATTGTTTTTTTTTACAATTTAGGCAACGACTTGAGCAGGACTATGCTGGACTATATGAATCAGGAGGAGAAGCAGATTTTTCTGCAGTCACAAACTTTGGATCAAAATGGGGCTGGTATCAGTCAATTTATGCACTCGCTAAAGGAGATGTTACAAAGTACAAAGATATTACTGAATTAAATGTGCATCAATGTTTATATGCTTTAGAATTTATAAAAGAAAAAAACGAACTAGAACAAAGACAAATAAAAAAAAGTTTTAAATGAGTAATACAGGTGTAAGAGGATATTATTTAGTTACGACAACTATAAAAGATAATTTAATTAATGATGAAAATGTGAATACGATAACAACAGGAGATATAACAAAAATTGATCTTGCAAAGCAAACTATATTTCCATTAAGTCACATTATTGTTAACAATGTATCACAAGAAGAACAAGTGTTAAGATTTAATGTTAGTGTTATATGTATGGATGTTGTAAATCAAAGTAAAGAAGAAACTACTGATTTATTTATTGGCAACAATAACGAGCAAGATATATTAAATACTCAACTTGCAGTTGTAAATAAATTAATTGAATTATTAAGAAGTGGTAGTTTATATACAAACAAATATCAGCTTGATGGTGTTGTTGGCTGTGAGCCTTTTTTTGATCGTTTCGAGAACGAAGTAGCTGGATGGGTAGCTACAATGGATATTTTAATTGATAATGATATAAATATTTGCTAATGATACTTAGAAATGTTACAGAGTTAATACAAGAGTTTGCTAACAAGGTTGTTTACGAATCTAAATTTAATGCACAAAAACAAGCAATAAGTGGTAGGTTATTAAACAGTATATCATCAAAAATAACACCACAAAAAATAACAACAAAAGACAGACAATTTTTAATACAATTTTTTATGGAAGCATATGGTAAATATCAAGATGCTGGTGTAAAAGGTGTAAAAAGTGGAGAAAGTCAAGGTAAAAAATTATATGGTCGAGAATTTAGATACACAAACAAAATGCCACCACCAAGTAAGCTTGATCAGTTTGTTGTACGAAAAGGATTAGCACCAAGAGATGCAAGAGGTAGGTTTACAGGTAGATCTTTAAAAACAGTTGGATTTAGAAAGTCAATAACATTTTTAATTGCAAGAAGTATTTATATGAAAGGAATAAAACCAACTTTATTTTTTACTAAACCCTTTACGAAATATTTTGCTGAACTACCCGAGCAGTTGGCAGTAGCATATGGAGATGAATTTGAAACAAGAATAAAAATACTATACGAAAAAAATCAGTAAAATGGCAATATACAAAGTAAATATAAATAGCCCTGTATATATAAAAGTAGCAAATTCTGGAGGTGGTGTTGAATCAAACGCATTAGCTGACTGTGATTTAACAATTTCTATATTTAGTGGTACATATCAAACATCACCTAGTACAACATATCAACTAAGAAAAAATGAAGTCGCTAATAATAACTTTGTAATATTTGAAATAGGAGAACTAATAAGAGATTATATTGAGTATAGTTTCAGTGGAACATTTGGCAATAATGGTTTAAATGTATGGGTAAAAACTGTAGCAACACCAAGAAATAGTGCTGGTACTGCTCTTGATGTAATAACTACAAATATGTTAGCTTTTGATGGATATGGATATTTTGAAGAAGGATTTACAACTGAAACACAAACTAACAATAATACAACATTATCACTAAGCAGCTTTGTTGGTAGTACTTCAGTATTGATGTCAAATATC